CTTGACTTTTGTATTGTGAGGATGTTCTATCTTTTGAGATATAACATTTCACTCGATCAATGGAATACTTAGTGATAATTGCTTTGCTTTTCCTAGCATTATAGATGTCTATCCAGACACCTATCATGCTATTCTCACTAAAGGGAACTAGAGGGAGCTTCTCATTCGATACTATATCGAGGAGTAAGTTCTCCAGTTCACCATTAGGAGAACATAGGGACGCTAGGCCATTTACGAGGTGACAGAGTTCTGGTTTCCCAAAACTCTTAAACCTGATGTAAAATGGCGTAACGTCGACGCCCAAGTATGCGTCCAGTCCGCAGGATTCCCTAAAGGGACCCTGCCAAAAGGACTTACTTATATTGACGTCGAACCCAAAGTAAGCAATCGCAGCTCGGAACGCCGAAACTCTTTCAGTTTGTAAGATGACATCGTCACCGTACACTGAAACAGTATCTCCGCGCTCTGAGACAGCTTTCGCTATCGCCCAAAAAATCAGCGTCTCAAGAGCAAATGTGCAGCCGTTCCCCATAGAGGAGAACTTCTCGTACACGTACTCTTGTTGGAAACCAACCCCTTTATGGGATCTCACTGCTAGTAAGTATTGCATCCACGGATGTGGAAGCAATGCATGCACAACATTGAGAGAAATGGTATCCGAGGCTTGTTTTAGATCTATAGTGGCTAATGAGCCATCTATAGAACCTAATCGAGCCAGATCCTGATTTATTGTCTGGTCTGACAAGTCGACACCGCGGGTGCGGAGTCGACTTTTGACATATGTGTCGAATGCTAACTGAAAGGGAATGTTCCCTTCCGGTTCACAAGCGATTGTTCTGTCTGTCTTCCAGCTCTTAGGTACAGTTTCGATCCTATTAGCGTTACAATCTTTAAATGAGACATTAGTAAAACCAAAATGGTTAGCTAACGTCCTATACAAAGGTTGGCACGCGTCGGATGCCGCAACATCTTTAATCTTCATTTTCATGAAGGGCAAAGAGTTGCGTCGCCCATAGGATGCTGTTGCACCGGAAGTAACAGTAACTAACCTCGGAATTTCCGAGTAGAAGTTACTAATGTCGCCTAACAAATCAGAAATGATTCGTTGGGTTCTACGGGTAATTTGAGTTAAAAACTCGGACTTTCGTCCAGGATATTTAACTTCAAAGTAGTCCAACCTCTTATTAGTTCTCCTACATTTCCGCTCTGCGCCATCAAATGACGCCTGGGCAGAAAGGTAGGTAATAAGGGGGTCGGCAAACGCCGCATTCTTTGAAAAGAATGCTGACACTTGCCGACAGAATCGACAGTTCTCCTCACTTTGGTATGCGTGGGGATATACTTCACTGAGGGTGCTCAGTAAGATGATGTTTCTTGAACGAACCCCACCAAGGGCAAGTTCAATTAAAGCATCATCTACGAAACCCTTCTGGTCTCTGATGTAACTTCGACTAACGTCATACGTTAAATCAATAAGGTTCATAACTTCTCCTATATATGATCACGATAAGAGTTTAAAAGATTAACATCCTTCAAACTGTAAACTTAAAGTGATTAATAATACTAACCATAGACATGTGCATACTGCGAACGTCCCAAGGAGCTTAATAAAAAGCATGGGACACTGACAATATCACTATGACTATCAGAATATCCATTACTTGAGATATTCCTGCGTTAGAACAGTGTTCTCGAACTCATCGCCCGCAATAATATCGCGTACGGTGGCTAGAGCGCTAGCTACATCTGCTGCATCGTGTCCAAGAGGACGCGTGACAGTGATGTTGAAAGCAACACGTTGGGGAAGTACTGCACCGGTTACATCGGCCGTAGCATAAGATACAGTAATGTCATCTTGTACTACAACTTTGTTTCCAGAAGGTACTTTACGCTTTTGTATAACTAATAACGGTTTTAATACCGTATGATTAGTTAAAGTAAAAACGCGTGAATTTCCGTTATCGGAAAATTCTGTGAGGGCTGTAATTTGAGCAGCCATAATTCTCTCCTTTTTATGTTAGATTAATCTCACCTTAGGTGGCGAGATACTAATGAAACGATGTCTTGAAATTTATATAAATCAAAACCTACGTTCAAATCTAACTGCGGAATAAGAGACACAGATGCAGGATTTCTTACCACATGCGTCCCATGCGATTTCAACTCTAGAGAATAGCTTCCGCTATACTCCGAGTCGAAAAACGTATGGTCCGTTGAGATTGTACGATCTAAGGTAGTTAAAACACTACCCGCGGCCGTATGCTTCTCACTAAGTGCTAAGAATGACGTTGATGCCAACCATTGACCTAACTTAAAGAACCAATCAATAATGAAACTATACGGCGTAATTTCCCACGCCGATATAGCCATATTGAACGAGAACTTAGGTGGGTCAATTTGAGCAACCACAGAACCTCTTACGCTAAAGTTATATTCATCAGTAATAGTGCAGACATTTGTCCCACTACCTCCGGTGAATGAAAACTGAGACGTAACAGTTTCCGAAACAGACGTTCCGGATCTCTGTGAAAAACGCTCACGGGTATCTCCATACGCCTCAATAGCTCTGTTAATAGCTAGTAAGTCGTAATAGAGAACACGCCAGCCATACCTGAAGGACAACCACGATTGGTGGAGGTTCTTCCCAGATGTCAATAATGTAACAAGGTCACGAGCCGCTGTCGACAACATTCTTCTTAATTTCTTAAGTTCGAGTATTGCCGTTAACGTATCGTGTCGTTGTGCATTATAGATCGCGGCACCTGCCGCCTGGACGTATAAATCCGGAGAGATAGGAGAGGACCTCGTAATAACAGAGGCCATTCTCAACTCAACGGGTATACGGTGTATAGCTCCGAGATTAGCGTACGTATAACCTGAATTGAACCCGTCCGAATTATTCGGATTGTGGATCACATTTGCAGATTGCGTACACTCCTCTCGGTACTCAGTACGAGTAAAACGTGTAAAGGGAAGAAGCTCGCCACGCCGCTTTCTCGAATGGAAGGACGATAAGTCCTCTCCTGAGAAACTGCGCTTAGACTCACCAGATGAAGCGATAGATTCAGCGGTAAAACCATCCGTAT